GCGACCTCGCCCCGGGCGCCCTGGTGGAACCCGCCGGCGTCGACCTGGACGTGTAAGCCCGCTGAGGGGGTGTCGATGCCCCCCAAGACCGCCGGCCGGTCGCGTGTCGGCGGCCGCGGACTGTCCCCGCTGGACCGGTTGAAGCTTGAGCGGCTGTTGCACCTGCGCGAGCTCCGCCGGCGGGCCGACGCCCGTAAACGCGAGGTCACGTCGTCGCGGTGGTCCACGCCCGGGGACATGGCCCTGGAGTTGGACCCGGACAACACGATCCAGACGCCGGCGCTGGACGTGATCGACGCCGCTGTGGGCCGGGTGTACCGCGGCGAGATTAAGCGGCTGATCATCAGCCTTCCGCCGCAGGAAGGCAAGAGTCAGCGGATCAGCCGGCGGACGCCGCTGTGGTGGCTGAACCGCAACCCCGACGCCCGGATCGTCATCGCCTCGTACGAGCGGGGGGTGGCCCGCCGCTGGGGTCGCACGATCAAGAACGACATCGCGCAGCACGGCGACACCCTCGGCCTGCGCGTCCGCGACGACACGTCCGCGGCGCACGAGTGGCAGCTCGACGGCGCCGAGGGCGGCGTCTACTGCGTCGGTATCGGTGGCGCCCTCACTGGTCGGCCCGCCGACGTGATGATCGTCGACGACCCGCACAAGGGCCGCAAAGACGCCGACAGTGCGGTGCAGCGCGAGACCGTCTGGGACTGGTGGACGGAGACCGCCCGAACGCGGTTCGGCGCGAACACCCCCGTAATCGTGATCATGACCCGGTGGCATGAGGACGACCTCGCCGGCCGGCTCATCGACCACGACAAGGGTGCCTGGACCGTCGTCAACATCCCCGCCAAGGCCGACCACAACCCCGCCGAGGGCGGCACCGACCCGGTCGGCCGTCAGCCCGGCGAATACCTCGAGTCGACGCGCGGCCGGCACATCACCCGCCCCATCGGCAAGTGCGAGCTCCACCCCGTCGGCATCACCAAGCCGGACGGCCAGGTGGTGGAGTGCTGCGACTGGGACGACATTCAGCACGACGTCGGCGCCCGCGGCTGGGAAGCCCTCTACCAGGGCAACCCCACCCCATCCACCGGCGCGATCTTCAAAAAGCATCACCTGCGCGACGCCCAGTACGACGCCCCGCAATGGACGGAACGGGCCGACGGGTCGATGTGGGCTGTCGGCTTCGACGAGGTGGTGGCCTCGTGGGACATGGCGTTCAAAGACACCGAGGGCTCCGACTACGTGTGCGGGCAGGTGTGGGGACGCCGCGGCATCCACGCCTACCTACTCGACCAGGTGTACGGGCAGATGGACTTTGTGGCCACGTGCCACGCCGTCCGCGAGCTCGCCGTCCGCTGGCCGCAGGCCGTCCTCAAACTCGTCGAGGACAAGGCCAACGGCACCGCGGTCATCAACCAGCTGCGCCGCCAGGTCCCCGGCCTCGTCCCGGTGGAACCCGACGGCAGTAAGGCCGCCCGCGCCGCCGCGGTGTCGCCGTTCGTCGAGGCCGGCGAAGTGCACCTACCGGCACCGGAGCTTGCCCCCTGGGCCGGCTCCCTGATCGTCGAGCTCACCCAGTTCCCGCAGTCGCCGAACGACGACCGGACCGACGCGTTCACGCAGGCCGTGAACCGGCTGCTACTCAACCCGCTGCTCACCGACGACTCGATCGTCGAGGACGACGAGGACGGACCGTCCGAGGGGTCGATCTCCCTCTACTGACCCCGGGAGGTTCCGCCGTGCCGCTGCACATCGTCCCCGAGCGGGAGGAAGGCCACCAGCGCGACGAGGCCTGCCCGTGCTCGCCGAGCAAAACCGAGGGGTACGCCACCGTCGGCGTCGGCCGGAACCGGCACCCGTACCGCGGGGAGATCGTCACGCACCGGCCGTTCGTCGAGGCGCCGACGCCCGCACCCGACGACGAGACCGCCGGCGATACCGACTGCGGCCACGTCATCGTCACCGAACACGGGGTCGAGCAGCACCACCAGATCCCCGACGACAGCGTCCCGCACGCCCCCACAAGCGAGTGCGGCTGCAAGCCGCAGCGTGTCACCGCCGGCGGCCACGTCGTGTACGTGCACCCGGACCCGGACGGCGACACCGACGCCGCCCTGTGGCATGAGCACGCCGACCAGGACGGGGGCGCCCAGTGACGACCGCCGCCAGGCCCCGCCGGTCACGTCGGGAACCCGCCCCGTCCCGTAGCACCGTCGAAGCTGCGCTCCGCGGCGAACTCGCCATCGTGCAGGACAACCTCGAGCTGGCCGTCCGCCGGTTGCAGGAATCCGTGGCCGCCGGCGCCTCGCCGTTCTCTGGTGAGCTGTCCGAGGCCGGCGTCGCCGACCTGGAGCGGCAGCTGGTCATGGACCCCGGTTGGCGGGTCTTCGCTGTCCTCGCCGAGCGGGAGTTCTCCGCCGACGGCATGGTCATGCTGCGGAAGGTGTGCCGCCTCTCGGCGATCGCCAACCCGCTGATCAAGCGTGGCCTGAACCTGCGCGCGTTCTACGTGTGGGGGCAGGGCTGCCAAATCGTCGCCCGCGCCAACGGCAAGAACCGCGACAACGCCGACGAGCAGGACGTGCAGGCCGTCCTCGCCGAACACATCGCCGACCCGGGCAACCAGCGCGCCTTGTACGGCCAGCAGGCCCGCGAGGAGAACGAACTCGCCCTCGGCACCGACGGCGACGTGTTCATCAGCCTCTACACCAAGCCGCAGTCCGGATGGGTCCAGACCCGCACGATCCTCGCCGACGAAGTCGCCGACATCATCAGCAACCCCGAGGACAAGGCAGAGCCGTGGTTCTACCACCGGGTGTGGGCTTTGGACGGCTTCAACGCGGACGGCACGCCCCGGCACGGGCAGGCCGAGATGCTGTACCCCGACGTCGACTACAGGCCGAAGGTCAAGCTGGCCCGGTTCGCCGGGAAGAAGATCGCCTGGGACACCCCGGTCGTGCACGTTGCGGTGAACCGGCCGAAGGGCTGGCTCCGCGGCATCCCCGACGCGTACAGCGTCATCAACTGGTCGCGGGCGTACAAGGAGTTCCTCGAGCAGTGGGCCGGCCTCATGCGTTCGCTGGCGAAATTCGCGTGGCGCCTCACCGCCGAAGGTAAGCAACGAGAGCAGGCCAAGACAGCGATGGCCGCGGCGACCGCCGCCCGTACCCGCGGCGGCGAAGAGCCGGTCGGGTCGGTCGCGTTTACTCCGCCGGGGGCGTCCCTCGAGGCGATCCCGAAGTCCGGCGCGGTCATCGACTCGATGAGTGGCCGGCCCCTGGCGATGATGGTCGCCGCCGGTCTCAACGTGCCCGTCACCATGCTGCTCGCCGACCCCGGGCAGACCGGTGCCCGGGCGACCGCGGAAACCCTGGACTGGCCCACCGAGCTCGGCATGAAGTCCCGCCGTGAACTGTGGAGCGCCGCCCAGCTACGCATCGCCCGGTACGTGATCGCGGAGAGTGTCCGCGCGTCCCGCGGCAAACTCAAAGGCAAGATCGACACCGATCGGGTTACCGGCCGGGAAGTCGTCATCCTCGCCGGCGACACCGACGACACCATCGACGTCGTCTGGCCGCCGCTGGACAAGCAGGACCCGAAGGCGGTCATCGACGCCGTGGTGGCGTCGAACGCCACCGGCACGGTCAAGCCGGATCTGGTGCTGCGCCTGATCCTGGACGCCCTGGGCGTCCGCGAGGCCGAAGCAATCGTCAACGAGATGCTCGACGACGAGGGCAACTTCAAATGGCCCAGCACGGGCGCACCCGCCGGGCCTGGGCAGCAGGCCGCCGACCTTGCCCGTACCGGCGGTGACCCGGCGGCCGCCGGTGTCGGCTCGATGCGACCCGACGGAAGGCCCGCAGATATGCCACCGGACACACCGGCCGAACCGACCGCGCCGACCGAGGAAGGTGTCAGCGCCGACGCGATGGCCCGGCAGGCAGACGCCGACTTCGGCCTGTTCGGCGGCACCGGCGCCGACGCCGAGAAGGACACGGGCGGCGAAGCGGACCCTGCCGGCGGGGAGCCGGCCGCCGCGGTGGCCGAGGACGAAGCGAGCACCGACGGCCCACCCGCCGAGCTGTACGACCCGACGTTTTTCAAGCTGTAACCGCCCTCCGGACGGCGACGGCGCTGACACCGCCTGCGCTCATCGCGGCTGACCAGAAAGGGCGGGCGGACTGTGGCCGTGGCCAAGACCAAGAGGAAGTGGAACCCGTCGCACCACCCGCGGGACTCCCGCGGCCGGTTCACTCGGTCATCGACGCGGGTGATGCAGGCCGCCGACCGTAAACGCGCGACGGCAGGGCAGCAGGGCTTCAACCCGGCCAAACTCGACGACGCCGCCGCCCGCGCGGAGTGGCTGCAGCAGGCTTCCGCGGCCACCCCGTCACCGGAAGGGTCGGCGATCTCCCGCTACCTGGACGGCGGGTGGCGCGACGACAACCCGCGGCTCCGGGCAGGGAAGCCGGTCGACGGCGTGGACCAGCTCGACGCCGCCTTCGAGCCGCTGGACGAAGACGTCATGCTGCGCCGCGTCGTCCCCGCCGCGATGTTCGCGCACATCCCAATCGACGCGCTCGTCGGGATGAAGGTCCGCGACGCCGCCCCGGCCTCGGCGTCTCTGGACCACACCGGCCCGGGCCACCCGGGCGCCGTGACCATGCACATCGCCGCCCCCGCCGGAACGCGCGCGTTCGTCAACGACGACGCCGGCGAGGTCCTACTCATGCGCGACACCGAGGTCGCGATCACCCGGGCCGTGCAACGCGACGACGGGCAAGGCTGGGACCTGTACGGGGTGGTCATCCCCCGCACCGACACACCCGCCCGGCCCAAGAAGCGTGCGGATGACGACGCTGGCGGCGACACTGAGCCCGCCGCCGCGGCCGTGCCCGCCGGCGACCAGGCCGGCGCCGGGGACGGCGGCGACCGGGGGGTTACGACACCACCCGCTGCCGCCCCGGCGCCCACCGACGACACCACGCCAGCCGACGACACGGCCCCGACGGCTGGCACCCCTGCGCCCAAAGCCAGCGCGGCCGCAGAGCCGGCCGCGGCCGCAGAGCCAGCCGCTGCTGCTGCCGCCAAGGCGCCCGAGGCAAAGGACCCCGCACAGCTGGCCGAGCCTGGCGATCTCCCCGGCGACGCCCGCACCCTCGGCGACGTGGTCCGCGGCGGCGGCATCCTGCCCACCGACGCGGACGAAGAGCTCGTCCGTGCGTACCTGCTCGCCCGCATCGGCACGTTCGCCGACCCGAAGAGCGGCATCACCGCCGAACCCCGGGTGGCCATGGCCGACGGTCGAATCACGCTGCGGTACAACCTGACGCACCCCGAGCAGGGGAAGGTCGGATCCGCGAAGCGGCGGATCCTGGCGAATGCCATCACCGGCGAGCCGTACGTGATCAACGAACACCTGGAGATCGACAACCCGGACCTGCGCGGCGCCGGCTTCGCCGCCCGGTTCAACCGCCGCAACGAGGCGTTCTTCCTGGCGAACGGCATCAACACCGTCCGACTGACCGCGAATACGGACGTCGGCGGGTACGCCTGGGCCCGCGACGGCTACGACTTCGACGGCGTGTGGGGCGCCGAGGACCTGGCCGGGCAGTTGGGCACGTGGATGGCCGACGGAGACCGCGCAGCAGGGTGGGACGACACCACCCGGGCGGCCGCGCAGGACCTCACCGACCGGTCGCTGGCCGCGTCGGCGGAATACGACCGGCTGATGCGCGGCGGCACAATGAACGCCCGCGACGCGTTCGACGCCGCCCTTGAGCTCGCCCCGACACCGCTCGAGTTCGCCATGCTCGGCTGGACTCCCGGCACCGGCGGCGGCAAGGCCGCGATGTGGCCCGGCAAAGAGTTCCTCCTCGGTCGGCAGTGGAACGGCGTCAAGGACCTGCGGACGCCCGCCGCCGGCGACGACTCGGACGCTGGCACCAGTGCGCCCGCCGCCGGCAACCTCGCACCCGAGGGCACCCCGCTGGCCGCCCTGTCACCCGCCGACCAGGCCCGGGTCCGGATCGCCGTCGCCGACCACGCCGCGGCCATCTTCAACGCCCCGATGATCGGCGGTAGCCGCGACGACGTGGCCCGCTACCTGTCCGAGGGGAAGCTGGCCGCGGTCACCGACCGGCACGACCTCAAGACCGTGTGGCCGGCCGTCGCGCAGGCCCTCGCCGCCGACCCGGACGCGGTCAACCGCAGCGACGCCGACCGCAAGGCCGCCGCAGCCCAGCGCACCGAGGCCGCCGAAGGCCTCGCCGGCGAGGCCGCCGCGGCGATGAAGGCCGGCGACTACGACACCGCCCTGGCGAAGATCGACCAGGGTGAGCAGACCGACCCGGATCACCGCACCGGCCGCGACCGCGGCTGGCCGGAGCTCCGCTCCATCGTCGAGCGCCGTCGTGACGCGGCGGCCGCCGAGAACACCGCCGCGGCCGCCGAACTCGCCCCCGAGGCCCCTGCGGCTGGCACCGGTGCGCCCGGCGACGGCCCAGACATCAGCGACGCCCCGAAGGACGTGATCCGGGCCGCAGTCGGCGACGACCGGTACCGGCAGATCCGCAGCGCCACGGTGTTCAGCGGCGGCGACCTGGCCGCCGAGCTCACCCCGGCGGAGAAGACCGCCATTCGCGACGCGATCGACGGCGAACCGCTGGACCACAACCGGATCACTGCGGCGATCGGCGCCCAGCGATACAACGCGATCTTCGCCGGTGCTGTCATGCCGAGCACCCGTGACGTCGACCGGCCGGCAGCCATCCGGGCGGCGCTGGCCGCCCAACTGACCGACGACGAGAAAGGGCGCCTCGCCGCCACCCCAGCAACGCCCGAGGCCGGCGCCCGTGACCTATCAGGCGCCCCCGCCGGCAGCCTCGCGGCGAGCGTGCACAGTGGTATCAAGTCCCGCCGCGCCCTGTCCGGCGGCGCGTCCGGCGCCCTGGTCGAGCTGGTCACGTTCAACGACGGCAAGCAGGCGGTCCGCAAGACCGCCGACGCCGGAAGCCGCTTCTCCGACCACGAGGACCTCAGCCCACGAGACCAGCAAGACGCCGAAGAGCTCGGCGCCCTGGTCGCTGGCGCGTTCGGAGTGCGCGTGCCGGAAGTGGTACGCGAAAGCGACGACACCGCGTACTTCGAGTTCCTACCCGGCAAGACCGGCACCGCGATCGCCGTCGAAGCGGACGACAAGGTGGGCGCCCTCGTCCGGTACGCCGACTCCGACGCCGGCAAGCGCATGGGCCTCGCGGACATCGTGATGGCGAACCCGGACCGCAACGGCGGCAACTGGCTCGCCGATGGCGACGACCTCGCCGGCATCGACCACGCCCTCTCGTTCGACTACGGCGAGCAGGACCCGGGCGACGCCCCGGCTGACGGCCCGGCCGGCGACCGCTTCCAACGGCACTACCTCGCCGGCGACGGTGGAGACGCCGCCGGCTGGATTGACAACCCGCTCACCGCGGCGGACGTGACCGAGGCCCGTGCCCGGCTGGCCGCCCTGCGCCCCGAGTTCGACCGCCTCGGCCGCGGCGGCTGGCACGACGCCGCCACCGCCCGGTTCGCTGCGGTGGCCGCACACGCCAGAGGCGACCGCAACCTGATCGCCTCGAACGCCCCAGAGACGCCCGCCGCCCCGACGGCTGGCACCAGTACGCCCGACGCCGCAGAGGCGAAGCTGCCCCGCACGCAGGCTAAGGCCCTGGCCATCCTGCGTGACATGGACACCGGCGAGGTCTCCGAGTATCACTGGCGGACCGCCGGCGGCGCGATCTCCGCCATTCAGCAGCTCGAACGCAAGGGGTACGTGACCCGCCGCAAGTTGCCGTTCGTAATGCCGACCGGCCCGTACAAAGGCGAGACGTTCGACGAGTGGCACTACACCCTCGCCGACCAGCCCACACCGGCCGAGACGCCCGCCGGCGACGCCGATACCCCGACGGCTGGCATCCCTGCGCTCGCCGTCGCCGGCCCGGCCGACCTCGCCGCCGCGATCGCCAGCGGCGAGACCGCGGTCCAACCACTCACCGGCGGCGCCAACGGCAAGGTCGAGCTCGTCACCTACCAGGACGGCACCATCGCGGTCCGGAAGACCCCGGTACCGAACGACAACGACCCAACGCCGGCCGAGGAGCAGGCCGACGCTGAAGAGCTGTCCGCACTGGTCTACCGCGCGCTGGGCGCCAACGTGCCCCGGGTGTACCGCTCCGGCCCCGAGCAGGTCGTTCAGGACTACATGCCGGGCCGCTCCGGCAGCGACTACAGCAACGACGACCGCGAACGGTTCGTGGACAGCGACGCCGGCCGGCTACTCGGCCTCGGTGACATTCTGATCGCTAACCAGGACCGGCACTCGTCCAACTGGCAGGTCGACGACGACGGCAACCTCATCGGCATCGATCACGCGCTGGCCTACGAGTTCAACCAGCTGATCGACGCCGATGGCGAGTTCGTTGCCGAAGAGCCCCCGGGTGCCCCGTTCGCCCCGGGTGGCGTCTTCGCCGTCCCGTTCCTGGTCCCGTACGGCCAGCGCGGCGACGGCGACGGGTGGGCCGACCACGACTTCACCCCCGCCGATATGGACGTGGCCCGCGCCCGGCTGGACGCGCTGCAGCCGAGGTTCGCCGAGGCCGGGCGCGGTGACTGGCACGCCATGATGATGGCCCGGTTCGATGGGCTGGCCGCGCACGCGACGGGCACCCGGAACCGGATCGCCGACAACGACCAGCCGGCGGCCGGCGCGAGTGCACCCGAGGTGCCGGGCGGCGCCCGGATTCCCGGCGAAGGCGGCGAACGGCCGAACCCGCGGGACGACCCGGCCGGCTGGGCGGCTGCCTCCACCGACGCCGAGCTCGCCGACACCGCAACCAAGCGTGGGCTGCTCCCGCGGGTCAAGAAGGCGATCGCCGAAGAGCAGCGCATCCGCGCCCTGTCGCCGGAAGAGCGCGCCGCCCTCGCCGCTGGTCCGCCGCCGCGGATGCAGGACCCGCAGTACAAGAAGGACTACGAGCGCGGCTGGCAGGCATCGAAGCGCAACGCCCCGAACGGCCTGGAAAAGGCCGACGCCCGCAACGAGGTCGACGCCTGGTACGACGGCTGGTCCGACTACTCGGTGGACGCCCCGAAGTGGTCCACCCCCCGCGAAGACGACGCGAACGACCGCGGCCTCGCCGCCGGCGAACCCCTGTTTCAGGTGGTCACCTACTACGTCGACCCCGACACCGGAGAGCGCCGCGAATCCGGGCCACGCGAGTCGTTCTACGGCCGCGAACGGCTGTCCCTGTTCCTCAAGGGCCACGCCGGCGTCGACATCGCCCCGGTCGCGATCGTCAGGGACGCCCCGGGCAGCGCGGCCAGCCGCAACGGCCGGAACGTGTTCGAGTGGACATCCACGCCGCAAGCCCCGGCATCCACCCTGCAAACCCCGGCGGCTGGCACCAGTGCACCCGCTCCCGGCAGCCCCGAAGAGGTCCTAACCTGGACCGTCACCCAAAACCCCGACGGTCTCTGGCAGTACACCAGGCCCGACGGCAAGCAGTGGGGATTCACCTTCGCAACGGAGGACGACGCCCAGGCAGCGCTTGACGCCCTGTACGAGGCGCGCGGCGGCATACCCGACCCAGAAGTGGCCCGCGCCCGGCGGCTGGCGCGGCTCAACCAGACAACCCTGATCGGTCAAGCCGCGCCGACCCCGGCCGGTGACGTCGTGGTCGGTGGCGCCCTGGTCCGGGACGCTCTGCGGCCCCTCGACGTGATCGGCGTCCGCGCGTACACGCAGGCCGGCGTCGACCGGGTCGAGATCACTATGCGGTCGGGCGGCGGCATCTTGTCTGCCGACTACACCGCCGACTTCGACCTGGCGTATGTGTCTCCGGACGCCCGGACCGAGCCGGCACCGCCGGTCACCGACGACGAGCGCCGCAGGATGGGGCAGGCCCCGGTCGCTGACGTGGCGCCCCGGACCGCCCGCGCTGCCGCAGACCTCGCCGGCCGGCGTATGCGCGCCGGCGACATCGACGGTGCGCTCGCCGCGATCGCCGCGGGTGAGGCCATCGACCCGGACTTCCGGAACCTACCCGGGCACAACTGGGCCGACATGCGGGCCCTGGCCACCGCCAGCCGCACCCCGACGGCTGACACCAGCACGCCCGAAACGCCGGCCACCGTGCAACCTGCCGCCGTGGCTGGCACCAGTACGCCCGAAACGCCAGCGATGCAGGCTGACCTGCTCGGCGGCGCCACCGAGTTCGTGCCGCAGGACCGGGCCACCATCGGCGTGGCCGCCCGCGCCGGCGTAGGCCGCGAACGTGCCATGGCCGCCGTGCAGCAGCTCGGCCTGTTCGCCTCCGACGAACGGGAGATCGGCGGGCAGGGCGCCCTGCTGGACGCGCTCATGGCCATGCCGCCCGCCGACCCGCCACCCGCCGAGCTGCCGGCGCCGGCCGACGTCGACCCTCGGGACCAGCTGGCCGGCCGCATCCTCCTCGACGGGGTGGACGACTGGTCGGATGAGCAGCTTTCTGGGGCGTTCGTTGACCTCACCGCCGGCGACGAAATCGGCGACCAGCACGCCGCGGCGATGCGCGTCATCGAGGGCGAGTGGACCCGCCGCGAGCAGGCCATGCAGGGCACCGCCGCGGCGGTGCCCGACGACCTGACCACACTGCCCGAAGACGACGTCGTGGCGCTGCTCGTGCAGCTCACCAGCAGCGACGGCACCCTCGACGACGACGCGGTTGCCCGGGTCAACGCCGAGCTCGACCGGCGCGAGGCCGCAGCAGTCGCAGCGAACGAGACCGCCGCGCGGCGGGCCCTGCTGGACCGTGACCCGGCGTCCTTCACCGACGACGCCGACTTCGAGGCCGCGACCGCTGCGGCGACCGACCTCGGCGAATGGGATGCGTTCGCCCGGATCATGGCCGCGTGGGAGGCGCACGAAACCCGCCGGCAGGCTGAAGAGGACGCCGCGCGGGCCGAGGCCGCCCGGGTGGAGGCCGAGCGGCTCGAAGCCGCGAGGATCGCTACCGAGGCGGCTGCCGCCCGGGAGGCCGCCGCCGCCGCTGAGGCTGAGCGGGTACGCGTCGAGAACGCGATGATCGCCGCCCGTGCGGCCGCCGTCATCCCACCCACCGAGGACTCGGCGGTCCGGTCGGCGCACCAGGCACTCGGCAACGACGGGGTGCGCCGGGCGATCGGCGCCGACAAGTTCGACGCGATCGCCGCCGCGGTCGGCAATAGCCCGCTGCAGACCGACGACCAGCGCATGTACGCGATCCGTGCCCAGCTGGTGAACCTGCCGGAACAGGACCGGGCCCGGATCGTGCTGGCCGCGGCCGAGGTGGAAACGCCGGACGATGTGCGCGCCATGAGCGACAGCGAGCTCATGATGGAGACCCTGCTCGGCGGGGTCCCGATGGCTGGCGAGACACCGGAGCAGGCCGCCGAGCGGCAGGCCCGCACACGGTCGATCAACGCCGAGCAGAACCGCCGCGGCATGGTCAAGTTGCGCGCCGAGGGCCTGGAGGCGTTTGCCCGGTACCGGGAGCGGCTACGCACACAGCCGGTCGACCAGCTCACCGACGCCGAGCTCGCAGGCGCCGCCGGCACGCTCGCCGGTGACCCCGATTCCGATCTGCTCGCCAAGCTGGTCGAGATCCGCGCCGAGGCCGACCGGCGGATGGCCGCGGCCGCGGACCGAGCGACCCGCAAGGCCACCGGCCCGACCGCCGCGGCGAAGCTCCGCAACCCGATCGGGGACCTCGGCGACCTCGAGCGGAGGACCAACGGGTACCGCGACACCGCGTACGGCCGCGAGGCTGGGGGACGTCTCCGGCAGGCCCGGGCGCTCACCGTCGGGTTGCCGGACACCGCCGACGACAAGGCGATCCGGGCGGCGGAGAAAGCCGACGAGCGGAGCCACTACGAGCGGGCGGCGTGGACGATCGCCTGGTATCGGCACCTCGCAGAGTTCGCCGACATCGACGACCGGTACCGCAGCACCTACTGGGTGACCGGGCCGTCCGACGAGCCGGATCTGCCCGACGTGCCCATGCCGCTGCCTGGGGCGAAGGTCGCCAAGCCGGTCGACGTGTGGGAGGCCATGAAGCAGCAGGCCATCTACGACCGCCGCGCAGGCATCGACACTGGCGCGTACCGGTACACGATGGCGCTCGCCCGGTCGTACGGCATCCCGTTCGACCCGGCGGACCGCACCGAGGACGCGATGCGGAAGCTGGGCAGCGCCAACCAGGACGCGATGCGCGGCGACACCCGCACCGCCGCCCAAAGGACGGCGTCGTACATCGCCGAGTGGCGGCGCCTCGCCGCCGAGGACGGCGTCGACCCGGGCAACCACCTGCTGTACGGGCCGCCCGACAAGCGACCCAAGAGCCTGCCGCGGACCAGGTGGATCCCGACTGCCGACGAAGACATCAGGGTCAACCAGCTGGTCGCCCGCGGCATGGACTGGGATGAGGCGTTCGCCGAGGTCATGGGCATCGACCTTGACGTGCTCCGCCGTGAGCAGGCCGCCGCGGCGGTCACCGGCAGCGCCCGCCCGACGGACAAGGTGCTCCGCGAGCACTACGCCGAGCACGTGTACCGGCAGTACATGGACGCCGAGAACGACCCGGCCACCGCCGGGAACCTGCTCAACGCCACCGGCAAGGCCAAGGGCATCGACCCCGAGTCGCTGTTCTCCGGCGACCCGGACCGTGCGTACCGGTACGCGTCGGAAGAACTGATGCGATGGTGGGGAGACCACCCGCGGCTCACCTACGCCGACTACAAGGCGCAGATCGTCGGCGACGCCCGCGGGGCCCGGGACCGGACGGCGCAGGCCAGTAAGGGGAACGAGTTCGCATGACGACGACCGCGCAGGCGCTCGGGGCAGCCCAGCGGCTCGCCCAATACGCGGCGATCACCGACGCCGGTGTCCTCTCCTGCCCGTACCCGGCCGACGCCACCGGCGTCCAGTCCGCGGCCCGCAGGGTGTGGCTACGCACCTACCTGCGGCTACGGCCACCGCCGGCCGGCACAGTCGACGACGGCGACCAGCTGCTCACCCTGGCCCACGGCCCAGACGAACCCGACCCGGGCACCATGCCGGTCCGGCCCGAGCCGGACCTGTTCGCAGAGGGGGCACCGTGAAGCAGCTGATCGTGACCGAGGTCGGCGACGGGACCGTGCTGGACACCGTGACCCTGACCGACGCCGGCGACATCGAGTACGACACCGGCGCCGCCCGGGACATGCTGGCCCGCCGGCTGGGCGACGGCGGCGCCGCTGCGGTCGAGGCGTTCGCCAAGCTGGACGGCTGGTCGAACGGGTACGTGAAGGTCGCGGCCGCAGGCAACGACCAGGACGCCGGCCGGACACCGGCGGTCCCGAACGTCCTGGTCGAACCGTGAACCGGGCGCAGATGCTCGCCGCCGCCGCCGCCGAACGGTTCCGGTGGCTGGACGAACACGCCGATGAGGTGGAGGCGGTACCCGCCGACTCGGCGCCACACGACGGCCCGGACGGGCCCAGCGACTACGCCGAGCACCACGCTGACCGGTCAGCGCCGGCCGACGTGGACGACCTCCTGTCGGCCCGCCTGGTCACCCTGATCGCCGGCGGCGACCCTGACCAGCAGGCCGCCGGGAAACCCCGGCCTGCGGGTAAAGCGAAAGGGGATGCGGTGGACACCGAAGAGACCGGCCGGGTCGTCGACGACGCCGGCGACGTGACCCTCGCCGAAGGCTGGACACCGGCGGTGCCGAACGTCCTGCTTGATCTGGCCGAGGCCGGCAGCGACCGCAAGCTGCGGAAATACTGGGTGTCCGGGCCGGGAGCCGCCAAGATCAATTGGGGTGCCGGTGGCGACTTCAAAAGGTGCGTCGCGCATCTCGGCAAGTACGTCAACGACCCCGAAGGGCTCTGTAACGAGTACCACCAGGCGGCCCTCGGTGCGCCGCCCGGCAAGGGGCACTGACCAGGCGAAACTGTCGGACCCCCACGCTAGCTTGATCGCACGGAAGAGCCCGGTCAGCGGCGGCCACCGCTTCCCGGGCTACGGCGATCAACCCGTACGGGGGTCTCTCGCTCATGTGCGAGTCTACCGACCATGTGCCCTGCGCGACCTGCGCGAAGCCAACACCGCCCGGCGAGCTCTACGCCCGCCGGTTCTGCGAATACCGGTGCTGGCGGCGAGCCAAGGCCCGGCGATCCCGCGGCGTACCAGAAGCCGACCCGCAGCCACAGACGACCCATTGCCGCACATGTGGTAGCGAGCGTGCCGGCGGCCACTACGGCGGCCGGCACTGCTCGGAAGCGTGCGAGCAGCGAGCGCGGTCCCGGGAGCGCCGCGGCATACCCGTCGCCGACGCCCCCGCGCCCGGGTGCGAGCGGTGCGGGAAGCCGATCGCTCGGCCACACTGGACGCAAGCACGCTGGTGCTCCGGCACGTGCGCCAGCGCGGCCGGTCTGTTCCGGCAGTACCACCGCAGGCGGCCCATGATGGTTCGGGACTGCCGTGCGTGCGGCGAACCGATCCCGCCGGCAGCGTTCACCAACAAGGCGTTCTGCGACCGCAAGTGCCGCAGCAAGGTCCGCAATCCCGAGGTCGTCTTCCGGTACACCAACGCCCGCCGGATGCGGCTCACCGCGGCCACGGTCATGCCCATCCCGCGGCGGCAGCTGGTCCGGCTACGGCGGGGCACCTGTTCGTACTGCCCGGCGCAGGCTGACACCATCGACCATGTGATCCCGCTGGCCCGCGGCGGCCGGCACGCCGAGGGCAACCTCGCGCCTGCGTGCCGATCATGCAACAGCAGCAAGGGCGACAAGCTCTTGGTGGAGTGGCGCCGCTGGTCGCTGGCAGCCTGACGAGACGAACGGCCCTGCAGCGCGTCCTGAGCACATAGAAAACGGCGCCCCGGCAAGAATGCCCGAGGCGCCGTTCCCGTGGTGTGCGCGCTTCAGCGCGTGTTGTGATCCTCGCCGACCGGTTGAGCTGGGATTGTGCCACCCCCGCGTAGGCGGGGAAGAAGGCCGGCGCAGACCTCACCGTACCGCCGGCGCCTCCAAGGTCGGAAGGGGAACCGCCGATGCTCAAGCAACAACGTGGCCCCTGGAAGGTCGACCTCAGCTTCGACGCCGCTGAGCTTCACGTCCGGCCTCGTGCCGACCTGGTGTGGCATCCGCTCACCGTCGCCTGCCCGTGCCGGCCGGCCGAGAGCACCGCCGATATCCGCGACGGCATGGGCGACGCGGTCGGCGACGTGGTGTCCCTGCCGGTGTTCGTCCACGTCGCGCTCGACGGCCGACCCGCCCCGCCTACCACATTGACCGCCCCGCCCGGCTCCATTTCGGGCGACTGACGACGGGGCCGACCCGGTCCGCGAGACAAGGGGGACGGCGGGTGGCAGTCACCGACCGCACGCTGTGGCTGCTCGCCGAGCTCCGCGAACAGGTCGGCGGGAAAACCGACGACGTGGTACGCGACCTCACCGCGGCGTGGGTGACCGCCTGGGACGAGGTGTCCGAGGCGTGGCGCCTGGCAATCGCCGAGATCATCGCCGAGTTCGTGGCGACGGGGGTGTGGCCGGCGCCGTGGAAGTTCGCTCGGCTGGCCCGGCTGAACACCACCGCGGTCCGCACCCAGCAAACCCTGGCCGTGCTCACTACCACCACGGTTGCGGCCGCCGGTGCCGGCGTGGACGAGGTGATCGCCGCGACCGTCGCCGCCGAACCGGCGATCATGGCGTCGCAGCTACCCGCCCAGCTCGCCGCGGCCGCCCTCAAAACGTACGCCGAGAAGGTCGTCCCGTCGGCGCTCGAGGCGATCGCTCTACGCGCCCGGCAGCAGATCACCGTGACGACGTGGCCGCTGTCGCAGGAGGCGACCGAGGCGGTACGCCGTTCCCTGATCCGCGGGGTCGCCACCGGCGCGCACCCGACCGTCGCGGCCCGGGACATGCTGGACCGCGTCGAGGGGGACTTCAACGGCGGTCTCGCCCGGGCGTTGAACGTCGCCCGGACCGAAATGCTGGACGCGTACCGCGACGCGTCGGCGCATGTGCACCAGGTCAACGAGGACGTCCTCGACGGGTGGACGTGGATCGCCACCCTTGATCGGCGTACCTGTCCGGCCTGTTGGGGGATGCACGGCACCCACCATCCGCTGACACAGCAGGGCCCGTGGGATCACCAGTCGGGGCGGTGCGCGCGGATGCCGAAGGTCCGAAGCTGGCGCGAGCTCGGCATCGACCTCGACGAGGACGACGACCTCACACCGAACGCGCAGCAGCGCTTCGACGACCTACCCGAGGCCGACCAGCGGGCGATCGTCGGCCCGGGCCGTCTCGCCATGCTCAACGCCGGGCAGATCACCCTCGCCGATCTGCCGGTGCGTAAGGACAACCCGGGCTGGCGTCCGTCGTATGTGCCCCGCAATCTCGCCCAGCTGGACCGGGTGGCCCGCCGCCGGCGGACACCGTGAGGCGGGGCTAGCTGTTCCCTGAGCCTCGCCGGCAGCCGTTCAGGGTTCCGGCCTCCAACCCTGAAGGAGGGAACATGACCGCTGACCTTTCGCCCCGTGCCCGCAGCGAGCTTGAGGCCCTGGCTCGGGTCCGCGGGCCCGGGCAGGCCGAGGCAATCCTCATCTCTCACCAGCGCCACGGCGGCGGCTGCCTGTGCGGTTGGGCCGAGTGGGGCCAGTCCCACGCCGGGCATCAGGTCGCAGAGCTTCGCAAGGCCGGGCTGCTCGCCGACGCGCCCGCGGATAGCCGGCTACCGGCCGCCGGCGAGTAGGCCGCGGACATCAGAAAGGGTGCCAGCACCGTGAACGAGGCCCAGCGGCAACTCGCCGAACAATCCGCCCGCAACCTTGCCACCGCGGCCGCCGAGCAGGCCCCGGACCCCTCCGAGGAGGAGATCACCGGTGGGCGGTTCGCGTACGCCGCGTACGGCTCCCCGGGCGGCGCCGGCGACAAGACGTGGGATGGCCGGCCGATGCCTACCTGGGACGAGATGGGCGACCAGCAGCGCCGCGGGTGGATCGCCGTCGGGCGGGCCTTCCGCGACCGGTAGACACCCCGCGTCCCCCGCCCGGGCGCGCCGCCCAGCACGAGCAGGAGGAGTGCACCGCCATGCCGGACACCACCAGCCTGACCACAATCGACGGCGTGACCACCGACGGGCACCGGGCACGGGTCATCGTCGACATCACCGTCCCAGCCGCGGCCGAGCAGGTGTGGCCGCCGCCGATCGTGGTCGGCACCACGGTCAAGGAGGCCGACTTCGGCCTGTTCCGTGGCCGGGCGCGCGGGTCACGGTTCGCACGTACGTTCTCCCCGGACGGCCGGGGGTTTCTGCCCTGGTCGGCGCCGAACCGGCAGTTGCCTGACGGTGTGGCGGAGTTCCACTCCTGGAAGGACTGGCCGGCCGACACCACGGTCGTCGACGGCCTCACCGCGTGGCTGGACGCGATGCCGGCGCGCCTGCTCGACGAGGCGCCGCTATTGCCGCACCTGCGCCCGTACGACCCGGATGGCTACAGCGACGGGCAACGCGACTCCGACGGGCTGTCCTGGCTGGTGACGTGGTGCCACGAGGGCGAACGCAACATGATCGAGGCCGGGATACCGGCCCGGGAGTGGCGGCGCCGGCACCGCCTCGCGTACAAGACGATCCGGCAGCACCGCCACGGGCACCGCGTCGGCTACATGAGCGTCGGCACGCTGACCTGGCTCGCGGCAACATCCGATCTGGCCCGGGGTGTCGTCAAGGGCGACTACGACCCGTTCGCGTGGTGGTCCGGCGTCGGTGACTTCGCCGCCATCGACTGCTACGCGCCCACGATCACGGAAGGCCGGGCAGCGCCGGCGATGTACCCGACCCCGGCGAAGTTCTTCGGGCCGCTTGTAGAGCTCGCCGCCGGCACCGGCCGCCGCCCGTTCGTGCCCGAGCTCGGCGTCGCCCGTCAGGGCGACCCGGCCGACACCGGTACCCTCCGCGCGAACTGGATCACCAACTGTGTCCAGTACCTCGACAGCATCGGCACCGGTGGCGTCGCGTGGTGGGACGCCACCGGGTCGAAAGACTTCCGGCTCACCGACCCGGCCAGCGCCGCCGCCTGGTCGGCTGAGCTCACCCGCCGGAACCGCGACGGGTGAGCGCGGCCAGCGGCGACGGCCGGCCTCGTGGTGTAGCCCGCACCGCCGGCCAGTCGTACGCCGGGTCGGCGAGCAGCGCGTCCAGGTCCCCGGTGCGGAAGAGCAGCACCTTCGAGCTCCACTGCCCCCAATACCAGCCGCACGACTTGATCCGCTCGGCCCGGACCAGGTGGTCAAAGTCGACGCGCCGGATCTGTAGGTAGCCTGCGGCCTGCTCGCTGTTCTGCCGCCGGCCCGCCACCGCGGCCGCTTTGAACGCTTCCACGTCGCGGAACGCCGCGATGCTGCGGCCGCAGTAGAGCGGGTGCCCCTTGTAGCTGCCGGCCCGGGCGATCACACCGGCCCGGGCGAGCTCCACCACGGCGTCACGGTCCACCTCGACGCCCAGCCGCTCGGCCAGCGCCTCGGCGGCCTGCCACGCGCCGACGTCGGCGAGGTCGCCGACCTTCGCCCGGATCTCGGCCAGCTGCGCCCGGGCGGCGTCGACCACCTCGGCCGGCCACCGCCCGCCCGGCCCGGCCGGCGGGATCAGCCCGTCGTCCAGCGCCCGGGCGAATTCCCACCCGGCGAGGCCCAGCGCGTCCGGGAATTGCCGCGGCCCGTAGTCGCGTAGCTTCCGGGGGCTCACGCGGGCACCAGCAGCGGCTCGGAGCAGCCACACGGGACACGCACCCAGTAGACGTTGCGCTTGTCGAAGGCCTGCATCGCCCACCAGCGGCGGCCGCGGCAGCTGGGGCACGCCTTGACGTCGCCCTGGTCGTCCTCGTCCTCGTCGTCGTCCCACGGCTCGTCGATCGGGTACAGGCCGAGCTCTTCGGGGTCGTCGTGCTGGTCGTTTCGGCAGCCGTCGTGCTCGGCCCGGCCGCAGCCGTGGCAGGTGCCGCAGAAGACCGGGCAGACCAGCACCGAGGTGGCATCGTCCGGGCCCATCTCTGCCGCCCAGTCACGCACCCCGGTACCGGTGCAGGTGCGGCATACGCCAGGCCCGGTGTACGGCGCCGGCAACGGCAGCTTCAGGCGCGGCCGCGGGTCGGTGACCTCGGCTAGCAGCCCGGACGTGTACTTCCCGGCGCCGGCGGCGGCCCGGGTGTCCTGCTTGCGTTTGCGGTTTTTAGTCATCGGACTCTCCACACACGAGACGCCCCACGCCCGCCCCGGTCAGTCGATGACAGCGACCAGCGCCCGCGATTCGGTGAACCTTCCCCTCAAGCGCCGGGAGGCGGCGTGGGCGCCCCGTGCGGCTTGGGTGCGGGCCGGCGAGATCAGCCCGAGGGCCAGCGGCCCATACCCCCCGATCGTAGGCCACCACCGGCGGTGGTCACCACAAGCCCGGGCGGGTGGCGTCCGCCCGTGGACGACGCCGGCGCCGGGCGTTCCGTCCCCCACTTCCCCGGGGCGGCGGGCCGGCCGGTGCCGGCCACGCCATCCGGATCTCGCCGGCCGGGCCGTCCTCGATGACGACGGCCGGCGCCGGGACCTCGGCGACGACTCGGCCCTCCCGCTGGTCCGTGGTGACCGTGGCGAGGACCCGCTGGCGCCATGCCTGCGCGAACCGGGGGCAGTTGCGGCAGTCGGTCTGGTGGTCGCGGCACTCCGCCGGGCAGTCCCGGACGCACGCCCTGGTGCGGTGGTTGCAGCCGTCCAGGAGGTGGTTGTTCTTCCGGGCGTTCTCCGACCATGCGTACGAGTCGGCCGAGGCGAGCAGGTGCCCGATGATCGGCAGCGCCGAAATTTTCACGCCGAAGCCGTGCAGCTTGTAGCCGCGGGCGGCCAGCAGTTCGACCAGGGCGACGATTTCCGGCACGTCGCCGCGGCGGCAGATCGAGCCGAGGCCGACCCGCTCGGCGGTGAGGTCGACGCCGGCGGCTTCGTAGAGGTCGGCGCAGTAGAGGTAGTCGGCCGGCTCCCAGCCCTGCAACACCGGGATCCAAGGCACGTGCGGGTAGTTCTCCCGCAGCCAGAGGTAGTTCTCGACAGTCCACTCGATGTGCTCGCGGACGGTGGCGCCGGTGCGTTCCCGAACGATCGGCTCGCAGGGCCAATCCTGGGGGGCGACAAAATCGGGCATGCCGACATCCATGACGAACCGGGTCCACAGAGCGCCGTAGCTTTCGCAGTCCATCCACCACGGGTGCCGCTCACCGCGGACCTCGGAGGAGCCCGTGAGCGCCATGAACGCGCCCGAGTCCCCGAACCAGTTCCCCCACCGCTGGACCTTGAACCGGTCCGATTCGGTGTCGCGGTACCGGGCGAGGGTGTGCGCCGGAACCATGAGCGGCACGTCGTGGGGCAGGTCAGCGAGCCAGTTCGGGCGGGCGCCGAGGTAGTAGGTCAGCGGCTTCCGCTTGCGGGTGCCGTCCTGCTCAAACCGGTCGGGGTGCTCGATGCGTTCGCAGGCGAGTTCCCACGCAAGGAACGCGGCAACGTCGGCGTCTTCGTCTCCGGTCGCCGGGGGCAGTTCGGGCCGTGCTCGCATCGTGTCTGCCTCTCGTCTCGCTGCCCGGTGTCCGGCCGAGCAACGCGAGCATATCACCCGAACTAAAATCGCGAAACCTCGGATTGGTGTAGTGCAGCCGCTGAAAAATTGCGGGCGCTGACCTACAAACCACCACCGCGCTTTCCCGGCCGAATCCGGCCGGCAGACAGGCCCGGGCCTCGCTGTAGGCGCGGGCCTGTTTCCTTTCCGCACCAGGCCCCACCTGGGCCGCAACCGAGCCCGGGAGGTCTCGCCATGTCCCGACCCCGAACGCGCGTCCCGGGCCGCTACGAGCGGCCCGCTAATCTCCGTGCCCCGCTGGGTGACCACGCCGGCGAGGCCGGCATCCGGGCCGGCTACCGCGAGGGCGTACGCGTCCGCGCCGACAACGCCCGCGCCGAGCTCGCCGCCGCCCGCCACGCCCGCCTCGTCGACCTGATCACCTCCGGGCAGGTCACCGTGGTCGACGAACCGCCCGCCGGCGCCGAGGTCGCCACCGTGGAGGGTGCCGTCGCCGAGGTCGCCCGCCGCGGCGCGTTGCCGCTACGCGAGGCCGTCGGCGGCCGCGTCACCGAGGCGCCCAAGGACACCGCGTCCGGCCGGCTGGTGACCCTCGACATCATCCGGTCTGGCTGGAACACCAGCGGCAGCCGCTACTACGGCGCCGACGTGCTCGAGCGCGACGTGCCCAGGGTGTACGGCAAGGGCACACAGATGTACATCGATCACCCTTCGGCGACTGAGGGCGACGACCGTCCGGAACGGTCCCTGCAGACCCTCGCCGGCGTGTTCGTCGACGAGCCCTGGGCGGTGCGTGAGGACGACGGCAGCGTCGTCATGCGCGTCACCGCGCAGGTGTTCGCCCCGTGGCAGCCACTCATCCGCGAGGCGTGGAAGACCGTCGGCGTGTCGATCAACGGCAACGGGCGCGGGGACTACGGCGTCGCCGAGGGCCGCGAGGGCCTGATCATCGACGAGCTCACCTACGGCCGGTCGGTGGACTTCGTGACCGTTCCCGGCGCCGGCGGGCGCGTCCTCGGCCTGCTCGAGTCGGACCGGCCGGCGCCGGCCGATGTGGTGACCCGTGAGGCCGGCAGCCTGGGCGCGTACGTGGAGAGCCGCATCCACCTGGGCTTTACGGAGCTCGGCGACGACTTGTACGCCGGCGGGTACGTCAACCGCCGGGAACGGATCATCCTGTCCGGCGCCATCGGTGACGCCCTGTCGGTGTTCGTCGGCCGCCTCGAGGTCGACGCGCCGCAGCTGTACCAGCGCGGCCGGTACGCCGGCCCGGACGACGACGGCGACGCCGGCGACACCGTGACCGCCGAGGCCGCCGCGGTCCGGACCCGTGAGGCCACCGTGGAGCAGTCCCGGATGGCGA